CTAAATTGAAAATGGGTCTTCCACTCTTATCCACACCACCTTCCATTTTTTCAATTCTATCAAAAGCGCTCAAGTTTTCTACAGTTAATTGTGGTAATCTATTTCCTACAGGTCTAAATTCATTTATAACAGTATCTCCTGATTTTAAGGATCCTATTACTCCTGTAGATGAGGTTTGTGGAACTTGTGATGCTTCTGCTTCAGGAACAACAGCAGATGCTACTCCACTCATAACACGACCTACTTTGTTTGCTTTCTCACTCACTGGAGATTGAAGAAAAGATTTCACTCCTTTGAAGAAATTCACAACATTGGCCCACATTCCAGAGACAAACTTTATCACTTCATCAAATCCTTTCTTAACTTTATCAAACATATCCGTAATTTTCTTTTTCGTTTCATTCCATTTAACTACCATTTCGCCCCATTTTTCATACAACACTTTACCAACATATGCTATAGCTGAAGCCACAAGAGCCATGATGACGAACAATAATGTATTATCACTTTCACCCTCACCCTTTACTGGAGCTTTCCTCTTGAACTTAGGTAATTTCAATGTTATTCGTTTATAACCTGTTGAAACACCTTCTGTTAGAGTAGTCCACATTTCTTTCAAATACTTAGTGTGCTTCTTTTCTTCCTTAAGTATCTTCCAGTCTATAGAAAAGAAAGTTTTGATAGGAAACATAAACGCCTTAACACCTAATTCACCAATACCTTTAGCTGTATCCCATAAGAATTGAGCGCCTCCCTTGAATAATTCTACGAACTCACCAAATTCACCAATAATGGCATTGAACTGGCTTGATAGCCAACTAGAAGTTCTTTGGAATGCTGATGTGAAGGCACCTACAATCTTCAAATTAGATAATTTTATCCAAGTGTTCAATAATGGTCTGAAAAAAACACTCTTATATAGGGCTGAAAGAACTTTATTCTTTCTCTTGTGTTCCCTCAATACCAAACTCAATTCTGGTGGTCTAAGTTTCTTCGTATCACCTTTAGCTTTAGATTTTTTCGTATCAGCTGTGGTAGGTACGGTTGTTGACTCTCCTATGGGTGCCGTCAATGATGCCAACATACTTTGGAGAATTTTATTAGTACCATCCATGGTTTTCTTCAAATTCTGTATTTCATATATGCTAGTTGCCATATAACATTCCTTCTAAAAGAGTAGGTAATTGTTGTGGGTTGACATGGTATAATGATTGGCTTCTATTACTTTGAAGAAAATTAAAGGATGGTTTCTTAGGTTCAGTAATTATATTCACAGGACCAGGAATCTTTACCACTTCTGCTTTTCCTGTTTCTTCAAATAATGAAGATACGATATTATTTGTATCTACCGCTCCAATAATATCAGAACCAAATATTTGTTCTACAAAACCTCCTGTCGGTGATAAAAAATCAAATATTGTATCAAATATTCCCTTTGTTTTATTTTTGATACCATCTGAAAAACTACCGATGTCGGGTTTCTGAATATCTGGAATATCAATCATTGATAGATCACCTGATCCTAATTTTATTGACTCCATAGCTTTTTCAATCAAGGAAACACCATGTTCATCTTTGAACCCTTTGGTTTGTAAATATTTTTTTATAGACAACATATCTGAATTGCCTCCACAAGCTCTTACCCGTTGACCAGCACGAATGTTTAAATTATACATTTGACCATGATATAGATTAAATAATATACTTATACTATCACCTATACTCAACCCCATAGCCCACATCAATATAATATTATTATCATTGTTCCATTGAGCAGCTGCGTTTCCTGGAAACTTCTTTTTTGATAATGCTTTTTGGGCCTGCTCTATCCAATTCTTAAATGCTTCCCACTGGTATTCTTCATTTTTAGCCACATTATGTATGCTAGAATATCCTGCATCTTTAAACATTTCGGCTGTCATAGCAAAACCATAGTATACTCCACCCTTACCGGTAGAATTATCATAAGTAGAACTTGTATTTCCAGCTATGTATCTTGCTATTTTACTATCATATCCTCTGCTTGTTCGTGCCGCTTGTTGTGCATATGATAAGGATTTTGTTGGTGTTTTATCCCATTTTTGGTAAAGAGCCTGAGGGGTGCTTTCATAATTCAATTCAATATTACCACCAATAGAATTTATTTTAGTTGTTATAGATTTTTTAATCCAATTAGTAAGATCAACATATTTTTTATCAAGTATATCCTTGTATCTCACCATATGGTCAGCAAATTCCATATAGGCATATTTATTACCTTCCATAAACCACTGCATAGCTAATACGGATAATACTCCCGCTAAAGGACCTAATCTGGACGCCAGAATCGCAACAGAAGCATCTATACCAGCTCTAAATCCCGCATAAGCTTGTTTTGTTGATGGACTTAGATCCTTGGCATTATCATCTCCATCAATTTCAGACATATAACTATTATAGGAAAATACGGCTCCTGCAGCCATTACTCCTGTAGCCGTAGCTCCACCTATAGCCTTCATTGTTGCAGCAGCTGTAGAAGCCGCTGTTCTTATATTTTGAAGTGCTACTCCAGCCACAGCTGCCGCCCTTCTAAGAACCAACTTGCCTTTATCTACTACAAATGTAAATCCTTTTTTGACTGCCTCTATAATTCTTGTAGAATTGTCAATTACCCATTTATCTACTGCCTTATATGTGTTTGAAATCCAATCCGATACTCTTGTTACTCTTTCAGTTGCTTCGTTCCATTTCCAAATAGTTTTTGTTTTAATTTTATTAGCATCGTCTATTATGGATTTAGCTTTAGCCAAAGCATCACCAATAACAAATCGTGCTGTCATAGCATAATTTTGTATTTTATGTTCTAATTTAGGGTGACTGGACCAAAAGTTCTTAACTTTTAATGCCACTTCATCAGAAACAACACCTTTTATGGCCCTATACACTTTTTGAGACTCTGTAAGTGATTCTCCAGACTTTGTAGCTCTATGAGTTACTATTCCCTTTTGTCTCGCATACTTTGCATATAAAGATCCTTTTACATCCTTTTTGCCTTTGATGCCTTTTCCAACTTTAGCAAGAAGTTCATCTCTAACACCCTTCGTGAAATCTTTTGCATTACCCCAATATAACCCCGCTGAAAGTTTAGTATCAGACCATTTACGTTGTGTTATTCCTTTTGTTCCTTCCCATAGATCACTACCATATTTCTTAGCCCCTTGAGCATATATTTTTATTCCTATTGGTATATCTCTTCCCATGTTTTTGAGACCCATCCACAAATCTTTACCATGAGATATAACTTTTGTAAATTGTCTTTTAAGCCCATCAGAACCAACACCAGTATACTTAATAGGATATAATTTGGCTAACATTCTAGCCCCAAGAACCATAGCCAATCCACCTGGACCCAACAAATAAGCAGCCATACCCAATAGAGCCAGTTGGCCTAATTGACCAAGAAGTCCTAAACCTGGTATACCTGCAATACCCAGTAATTTGAGAAGATTAGATAACCAAGATGATTCCTCTGATTTCTTTTTCCTAGGTGTCTTAGTTTCGCCTTCTCCTTCTTTTTTCTTTGACATAGCATTGATGATACGCTTATACCATTTAGTCTGTTTCTTACCTTCCGTCAATCCTTTTGTTTTTGTTGAAAACATAAAGGCTATAACAGGTTGCAGAGTAAACTTGTATATAATATCGCCAACGCCTTTAACAGTATCCCATAAAAACTGGAGTCCGTTCTTGAACATATCCACAAATACTGAAAATTCACCCATGAACTCATTGAACTTGCCAGCTATATAGCCACTAAATTGACTATAAGCATTTTTAAATGCCCCTACTATTTTCAAATTTGCCAAAGCCCAATAGGAATTGATAAACGGTCTTATCAGTTTTGACTGATAAAGTTTTCGTTGTAACTTCATAGAATCTGTTTCAAGTTTAATAGCTCTTGTATAATCAGGAGAACCCTTTATTGTAGATGTTCCAGTGAACTTCCTCTCTGCAACCATTGTTTTTTCTGCTAACGTCTTTGGAACTGTCTCTACAGGTGCAGACTTTATACCACCCACCAACGCAGACAACTTGGACAACAAGGCATTGTTCTTATCAACAATACCCGTTATGTCCCGAATCTCTCTTGCTTCTGCGGATGCGCTTGGTGCAGCCATATTACATCTGATTCCTCATCTGATTCCTCATCTGACCTGATTTATATAGACTTTCGGATCTATTCTTCAAGTCTTTTAACACCAGATTCAAAAATGCTTCCCGTTCAAAATCTGGTAATAGGTTACTTTCTTCTACACTTATATGGGCTTGTGAAGCCAAATAGTATTGTTCCTCCGTTATAACGGCGAGGGAAGCACCGTTAGTTATAAGGGAGATTAGAAGAAAAAACTTTCTAGGGGTATCTCTCTGTCTATAGTGTTCTTACAATGTGGACACATTATTTTCAGAGTGAAATCTATTCCAAAGTCATGTGCTGAGAACCATTCGGTAATCTTCATCATTTCATCTGGAACAATGTTATTCAACAGATATATCTTATCTTCTATGGACAGACCCTCATCCTCACCTTCTGGAGTTATGACGGACTTGATACACATAGCATTGATATAGTCCATCAATGTGATTTGTTTCTCTACATCACTTAGTCCTTCAAGACTTGACATACTATTTCTAGCGTTCTTTTCAATACCAACAGTGACCAACTGTAGTCGGAGACTTAGATTATCATTGATCTTCACGACATTCCAGTTATCAAGTTCAGGTTTCTTCACTTCAATCCGGTCATCTTTGACCTGAATGACGGCCTTCTTCTTGGCTGTACCTGGTTTGGTTACAACTGGGGTCTCCTCTGGTTTCTTCAATGTGGTGACTTTGAGAACATTCAAGTCTATGTCCTGGACTGACTGTGAATGGCACTCATCACACAACATGTTGAAGCTATACTTGTTACCCTTGGTAGCCCTTCTTATCTCTAGCAACAGGAAGAACCTGTCCTGTAGATATATTTTGGTGATGTCAAAACCTTCACTGATAACACATTCGGTAATTAGGTCATCCAAAGCATCCTCAATCGCTGCGGATTCCTCCATGTTATCGTACATCATCAATTTTTTGATCTGCCCAGTGTTGATAGGACGAAACTTTACCGTCTCACCTGTTCCTGGAAGCACCGTTTCCATTGTGTAAATATTTAAGTATCTTTTAAAATCTGACATTTTACAACCTCCACTATTTTGTTATATATTTCTAATGACACCTTGTAGACCCCGTTTCAAGATGTTATCGAATGATCCTTCTGTTTCTTTTCTAACCGTATGGAACTGATATGAGAATGTTATATCAACCTGTGATATTTCACTGGATGAATAATCTAGATTTACAGCTCCAATTATCTTTGGCCATGCCCCATACAATTTATATTCACATATGGATACTCCACTTCCATTCAATAGATATACTGTCTGGTCAGCAAAGTAGGAATCATGGTTACCATAAGTGTTGAACTCAGGGTCATGGACTACCTTTTGCCATTCATAGAACTTGTTGAGTATTATACCCTCAGAATCTATATTGAATGTAACCGTCCAATCTTCAAATGTTTGTTTACCAACCATCTTTATATCTTGACCCATCCAGTGAGTAAGACTATCACTAATTGTAGAACTTGGAAGAGTGGTAGTTCTTACCAACATTGGTAATCCCTCTACTTCCTTATCTACACCTATTACATCAATGAAAGCAGATGCACCACTATACAAACCAGATACAACACCATTTCCAAGTATACCCTTTATGGTTGATGTCATAACATTACTCCAACCAGGGAACTTCAATACAACATAAAAACTATATTGGCGGCTTAGATTACTAAAACTAGCTCTATATGTATCAATGTCTAAATTTATTCTCATAAGAATCTCTCCGTCAATGATCCTGATAGTTGTTTCACAAGAGACTTCAACGAACCAATCTTTACATTCTCTATAGTATAATACCAGAAGGAGAATGTAACATCAATGGTAGAAACCTCTTCGGAACTATAGTCAAATTGACTTCCTTGAATAGACTTAGGCCAAGCATTGAATAGTTTATAACATATCTGTGCTTCTCCAGTACCATCAAGTAAGAATACTTGTTGATCTTGCATATAATTCTCTTCCATATACTTGAACTGCTTATCATTTTTCTGTGATAAATCTACTGAATGGGCAAGATTCTGCCAGTTATATAAAGATTGTAGTAATACTCCTTCTTTATCAACATTGAAGGTCACTGTCCAGTCTGTATATCTAACGATTCCAGGAATTTTCACTTCAAAATGCTGTGCTGGAATCAATATTTCATCAACCATAGAATCCGGAAGAGCGGTGGCCTTCACAAGATAAGGTATCATAGTTCTTGGTTCTCCAGCACCAAGTCCAAATGGAGAGCCGAAGGATTGAATGAACCCTGTGAAGGCTTCCCAAGCATTAGGACTAAGTGCTGGTGTAGGCAAAACAAGATTTATATAAAACAAATATTGTTTGGAGAAGCCCTTCACCTGTGATAGATAAGACTGTATATCAAATTGAAACTTCATTTGTCCTCCAAAGAAAAACAGGTCTAAAGGTATCTGGTTAGAGACCCTTTAGACCTGTCAAGAGATCCGTTGGAATATTTCATCCAAGTGGGTTATACTACTATTTATGTTACTTTGTATTTACGAAAAGGATTGATTCTTTCCGTAAGTTACGTTGTCTGTTACATGGTACAAGTAAGTGAAATTCACATCAAACTGTAGAACATCACTAGAACTATAATCAATAGAGGCTGATCCTACTGACTTTGGCCAAGCACCTACGAGTTTATACTTCGTGATTGGTGTTCCGTCCAATCCAAGAAGTTCAAGCTGCTGATCCATAAAGTATAAACTTGGTTCAGCATATGTGTTGGTTGTTGGATCGTGTATGACCCTAGCCCAACTATTGAAGATTCTCAAAATTTCAGCGTCCTTATCAACATTGAATGTGACCGTCCAATCAGAATATGTTGGCTTTCCAGCGAATTTGAAATCAAATCCTTGCCAGTTAGTTATAATTTCTTCTGATGTCGTTTCTGGTACCTGTGTTGATCTTACAAGATAGGTAGCCTTCTCCGTACTTCCTCCTATTCCACCTGGAAATAGTGGGCGGTAATAAAACAAATATTGTCTCGCTCCTCCCAAGAATGAAGCCCGGTAAGAGTCTATATCAAATCCCATTTTCAGTTCCTCCTGATAATATTATAATGTGTAATTTCCTATCAATTCGGTGAACGAAGCACCTGTTTTAGTTGCAACAAAGTTCAGGACGATATATTCAGAAGATCGTGTTGCCTTTAGATATATGTCTGCCCAAAGTTCATTCCTGTCTACTCTTTCCGCTGTGTTGTTTGTCTCATCACATACGATCATATAGTCATACAGACCTCTTCTCGCTCTGACATCACGAAGAAAAGGATCAATCATATTGACCAACAACAATCTTGTAAGATCATCATTTGGTTCAAACAGGAAGTATTTACTTGCCGTAGAGATAGCTTTTTCAAGTACCAAGAACAATCGTCTGACATTGATTCTGTTGAACGCTGATTCTTTATCCAACATTGTTTTCTGTCCCCACAAGGTCTTGCCCTGTCCAGAGAAGGACGTGATTGGATTGATTCCGTTCTTATAAAGAACATCTCGTTCTGCTTTAGTTGGATTCCATGCCAGTCTCCTAACATTAAGTAGAACACCTCTATTCAAACCTGCTGGAGCAAACCAAGGATCGGATACACTGTCAGTGTTAGCAAAGATACCAGCAACGAATCCTGAAGCAGGAATCCAACGGAACTTACCATTCCATTTATCATACACTTCAAGCCAGTTACCATAGATAGCTACATAACTTGCCGTAGAATCAGCACCAATATCACCAACACCAATTATACTAGATCGTCTATAATCACTCAAGTCTTGTGCTTCACTTCCACGGTTGTAAATAATCGTTTCTTTAGGACAATCCAAAATAGCCATACTATCTTTTCTTGTACCAACGATAGTTTCAACAAGATACTTCTTAACAGCTAATGGACTATTACTATCAATAAACACATTGACATCAATTTCTTCAGCATTTCCATAAAGATCAAGTGCCAACATCATTTGTGCTGCTGTAACAGGATCAGCTATCAGGGTAGGGTTGTAATCACAACCACCTGAGAATGACTGCCACACAGAAGTTGAAACGGAAATTGGCATATTCTTACAAGAACTATTCAGAGAAAATCTGATGTATTTTGATTCATTGTTTATAAGTGTTTCAGCGTATCTCTTTTTACCTTCATCATCAACAGCATCTTCATCCGTTGATACATTGAAATATTCTTTGATACCGTATGCTTTTCCAGCCTGATCTAGAACATATAGAACAACGAGAAAATCATGGTCAGTTTCTAATGGACTATCTATTTCTCTAACAGCTGAGTAAATACTCCATGTGTTCTCTGGAGAGGCTGCATCACGAATGTTATCATAAGTTTCCTTATCAATAACAGCTATTTTGATATTGTTACCCCAAGCACCTCTAGAAATGGCGATTGCTTTGAAAATGTCTGTGCCTTCTACTAATCCTACATCTTCACTGGCAAATTCATCAGGATCAAGACTTACCAAATTGTCAAGACAAAGTTCACTTTCAGTATAACCAGCAAATGTAGCAGAAGCACCACTTGTTGCCGTAGTTCCAGCAAAACTTGCTGAGACCGGCATTACTCTTGTACAATACAGAGCGGAACCATATCTAAGGAAACCAGTTGCTGAAAGAATATCCTCATAACATTCCTGTGTATTTGTAGGCATTCCAAATTTTTCGATAAGATCGTTGGTAGAAGTAACAAGAGTGGTTTTCATTTCAGGACCCTTATAAGCGTTCCTCAATAAGATTACCGCTACTGATGTTGCTACTGCTGGAATAGTAGTAGTTGCGTCAATTTCATTTACTGCGACCATTGGACTAAGGTAAAATCCCATTTGATAGTCCTCCTAATTTTGTTTGATATTATTTATATTCTTATTTATACCTATTTATGATGTTTTTTGGTTCAAATAAGTCAGATATTTTCAAGTCTCAATGACCTCAAACCTATCAAACACCAGACTTGCTGAACACTCCACCTGAGCCTCTCCTTCTCTTTGGCTCAAAGTAACAGACCCAAGACTCTGAATCCATGTGTTTTTCAGAACAAGTTGCATTACTGTTCCTTGGAAATTATCAGTAATTTTCAATGCACAATCAACTTGATAGTCGGTTGGAACAGCACTTGGAATACTATAATTATCCTGTATATATGTTAGCCAACCATATAACAATCTCCAATTCTTATACTCCGAATCAACAAGAAACTGTATCTCCCACATATCATAGGTAATACCACCAGAATGGAACAACATTTTATTACCTTGCCATTTTGATTCATTCTGTTCAAGAGCCACACCAGGTATAACTGTACCATATATGTTTAGAACAAGTTCCCGTGATGCTGCAAGTCCAGTTTGAGCTGGAAGAACTGGGATGGCAAGTTGATAATTTGTGCTCGTAGTTTTATTAAGATTAGTCACGCATTATATCTCCAATATCTTTCCAATACTTACAACGGAGACCTCCATCAGTCTCAACTTCACCACGCGGCTTTATATCACACACTTCTCTAACTTCGGGACTACTACAAACCAATCCTTTTGAACGATGACCTACATGATAACAACTACCACAACATTTTACATATTCAATATCTAACACTGTACGCCAGCGTGGTCCGGTCAAATTAACTTTATCATTAGCTTCTAATAAGTATTTTTTAAGATTTGTTATTATCATATCTCTCATATTGGTACATTATATGGGCGTCCTCATCGTATCCAAGTCCTTCCAACATTAATGATACAGCTGCCGGTGTATCTGCACCAGATGTGAATACTGTCTCCGTACCTCTTTCTTCCCAGGCCACATCATTCATAAAGAATCTAGTTAGAATCTTATCTACTATTCCCGAACTCATTATGGATACACCACCAGAACCCATGTTGAAACCTAAACCAGGTAGGCTTCCTGAAGCACTCGGTGGGATTTCCTCATAATCATCAAATGATCCACTTGATGATATACCTGTGGTTGTTGATATAATAAGTGGTCTCATTACATATGTCTGCATTGTGAAAGCTATAGTCCACTTGATTACTCTCCAATCTTCTTCCGCCATGTCCTCCGACAAGTCTGGTGTAGCATTATTTAGTATAACTTTGATATCCATAGTAGCTTCAAGCTCTGGAAATACCACACGGATAAAGTTATGTGGAGCAAAGAAAGGAAGTATCTGTTCAAGTATCTGGTCAACATCAACAATATGAAGTGTCCAAATATTGAGATTCATACCAATATTATATGGTATAGCATTCTTGAACATTTTGAGAGACTTGGCTGACAGGTCTCGGCTAATAACAATATTCTGTTCTCTATTTGCCATTCTGGATGAATCAAAATCTATAGATGTAACATTGGCAGCCATCAAAGGAAGTATCTCGTCCGTTTTCTTACCCTCAGATTTCTGCCACATGAACGATTTTTCTTTAGGTCCAAAGCTCAAGGGTACCCTGATAATTTTAGTAGCATATCCATCGTTATTGTATCTAGCGATATATATGGTTCTAAAAAGGTCCAGGAATTGTACCAGGCTACGTCTTATGGCTCTGTGGAAAAAGTATCCTCTCATTACATACTATTAGTCTACCTTAGCTAATTTTTTCATCATTTTTACAAGTTCTACAGCATACTTTTCAACAGTTTCTTCAATCTTCATTTTATTCCTCCTCTTATCTCAAATATATACTATCATCAATGTCTGTATAAGCATCAATGGCATCACTTTGAGTTTCAATCCAATCATTATCACCATAAGCAGACATAGGAAGGGTCTCGGTATAAACTTCTGTAGCAGACGCTGATTGTTCGGAGAACCTATATGGACGAAGCACTAGAATATAGATCATTTTTTTC